TTTCTTGGTAAGGTTGCCAGCATTTGCAGATGCCATAAAATTTTCTCGCTAGGTTAAATCATGCGAAATGCTTATTCCGCGGCAGTTTCGACAGCGCTCTGGTCGAACTCTCCGGCTTCGATACGACCGACAACAAAAAGGAGGACAGAAGTTAGTCGTTTCATTTTTTTTACCTTTCGAGCAACCAAAAAAAAGCCGACCGTGAAGGCCGGCTTCGATGGCTTATCGGTTATGCAGGCGGGTTTGCGGTTGGCGCAAGCAGGGGATCGCCAATGGCAACGGCGGCCAGAAGTGCGGCAGAGGCATTCCCCGCTGGCGTGATCGTCAGCCTCGTGTAGCGCTTATTGCCCTTGTAGCCGAGCTTGAACACTTTGTCGTCGGCCGCGAAGGTGAAACTCGCGAGCGCCTCGGTGCCGAGCAAGTCCGCATCGGCCACAGCCGCAGCGTCAGACAGGTTGCTGGCGTCGCCCTCTTCGAGCAAAACCGTAAAAGTTGCGTCGGCATCAGAAAGGGATCCGGTGAGGATCACGTATTCGAGCGCCTGGAATCCTTGCCGATCGATAATCTGGCCGACTTGGGCAGTATTGTCGGCGACAGACACCGGAGAAATCACCCGCTTGGGTGCGATGTTGTTATGCAGGTCACGCATGATATGTCCTTGTGCAAAATGTGGTTCAGACGGCAGCGCGGCGCATTGCCATCGCTGCCGAGGCGCCGGATGTTACGAGGTGGCGAACTTCATCAGCTTGATGGCCTCGAAATTGCGAATCCCGCCCCCAACGCGCTTGCGGAAGTTGAACTTGGTAGTCCCCTTCGCCGTGATGTTGTCACGAATCAGCGTGATGCCGCGCCGATCGACAATGCGGTAGGCTCGCTTCCAGTTGGCATAGGCGATCGAGTAGCTGTTCGCCGCGATTACCGGCACGTTGTCGTCAACAACAACAGGCTTGCCGAGCACAATCCCGGCGAACTCGCCGGTCGGGTCGGGGTTGAAGAGGTAGAAGCTGCCAGAGCCATCCTTAATCTTGCGCAGCGCCGCCAGCGTGGTGTCGGCCATCAACATTGACGCGCCGTTGCGATAGGTGGCCTTGAGCGAGTGCAGCAGATCGATGATATTGTCTCCAGGGTTGGACGAAGCGAACGCGCCAGCCCCACCGGATGCGATGTACCCGACACTACCCCAGGCATAGCTGGCGTTCGCCGCGATGTCGTATGACAGGAACCCGCGCGGCTTTTTGACTCCGTTCCCGGAAACAAACGCGGCGCCTTCGGCCTCGCCGAACGATGTGCCGGCCTCCTCGGTCAGGTCGCCAACGAGGTCAATGTCGGCATCTTCGAGCGTCGTGTTGTAGACCCACGGCTCGCATTCCATTTCTTCGGCGTAAATTTCGATTTTTGCGTACTTGGCGTTGGTCGTTTCGCCGCCAGCCTCGCCTTCGCCGACCCAGCGCGCGGCCATGCCAGCCGTTTTGACGCGGAACTCGAAGCTGGCCTTGCCGATCGTGCGAACGTCCGCAAGATCGCGCACCGTCGAGACAGTTTTCGCCACGCGGTCAATCTCGGCCGCCATCTCCTCGTCAACGAGGTAGCCGCCATCAACGTCGCTGCCCATCTGGTACGCCTTGCGCTCCAGCGCGGACAGCCCGTGATCATTGCCTTTGCGCAGAAACAGATCGCGGAACGCGCTCTTGTGCTCGGCAATTTCCGGCTTTACTTCGCCGCCGCCGGCAATGGTCGGGCGCGATGCCTTCTTGGCAACTTCTGTGATTTCCTTGCCGAGTTGCGACAACGCCTTGTTGATCTCTTCGACCTTGCCGACCAAATCCGCCGGAGCATAGCCTTTCTGCTCAATGGCTTTCAGCCGCGCGTCGTTGGCCGTCTTGAATTCTTCAAACGCTTGCCCTTGCTTCTGCAGCAAGTCTTCCAAATCTTCCATGGGTATTCCCTATCTTGAATTGAGGATTTCGGTATTGCGGCGAATGATTTTCGCCAATTTGCCGTAGTCCTCAGCGTCGCGCAGAGGAGTGGCCTTGTATCCTTCGGCCAAAATGGCCTTGGCTTCGGTGCGTGAAAACCCAGCGTCGCGCAGGGCTTTCTCCGCATCTCGCGCGCCCAACCCGGATTTCACCGAATCAACGCGCGCCTTTCCGTTTGCCGGGAAAGTTACCGGCGAAATTTCTACCAGGTCAATGCGCTTCAGGCGCCGCCGAGGTTCGTCCGGCTTGCTGCGCGGCTCCCACTCTTTCGCGATGTAGCCAATGCTCAGCCCGTCAATGGCCGGGCGCGGAGTCATTTTGAGCAGCGCATAGACTTCACGTCCTCGCGGGGTGTCGACAAGCTTGCCGACCACTTTCAGCCCCTTGCCGTCTTCGGCCAGGCTGGTCCAGATCCCAATGGGCGTCATGTCCTCGGCCGTCATGCCGTAACCGCCGTGCTGCAGCAGCATGGCCGGCCATTGCTGTTTTCCAGATTGCACATCGGAGAGGTACGCCGCGAAAGCGCCCGGCTCGATCACGTCGCCGTAGGCATCAACGTTTCCGAAAACCGCCCCATAGCCCTCAAAAGCCATTGTCTCGACGCCGGTGCTTTCGTCCGGAGGAGCGAGCTTGATTTCGATCAGGCTGCAGGCAAGGTGCCGTGCTCCGGAGTCATTGCGCTCAATTCGGTTACGGGGCGTCATTGCTGGCTCCTGTTTGTTTGTCATTCTCGCTGTCCGGGTTGGCCGGGTCTTCCATGTTCAACGGCACGCGGTACTGTTCTCCGCCTTGGTACGGGTTCTGATCTTCCAGCTCGCGAATCTCGTTCGGATTCAGCGCGCCAATCCCGTACATGCCCTTGTAAAATTCCATCCTGTCCCGTGATGCGCCGCGCATCAGGCCCTGGACGGTGAATTTTGTGTAGTAGCCGGCCGCGAACTCTTCGTCGGTCAGAAGATTGCAGTCGGCAGATTCCTCGATGCGCCTGTACCACGGACCAAGCGTGTGGACGACGTGGGCAAGAAACATCTGCTCGGAACTAGCAAAGGTTTGCGTTTTGTCGCTATGCCCAACCATGATCGGCTGCACGCGGAATCCTCGGCAGATTTCCTCGACCTGGAAGCGGCGTTGCTCAATGAGCTGGGCGTGATCGTTCTGCTGCGCCATGGACTGCCATTTCAGGCCGCCCCAAAGAATGGCCGTCTTGAAGGCGTTGGAGTTTCCGCCCTGCGTGCTTTCCCAGCTCGATCGCAACTCCTTGACCTGCTCCGGCGACATCTTGTTCACGTCGCTTGTCAGCACGCCGCCGACCCGTGCGCCGTTGGAAAAAACCCGTGCGCCGTGCTCTTCGGTGGCGAGCGCCAACCCGATTGCCTCGCGCAAAAGCTTGACGGCGGCCATCCCTGTCCATCCGTCCCACGACGGCCCGCGCACGTGCCACATGTCAGGCGCGGCGATCGGCGTGACATTCCCTTTGTCGTCCCTTACATCGTAGGATAGATCCCATCCATCGCGCTTGACGGTAACGCATCCAGGCGCGTAGGGAAGCAGCTCAAGAATCCTGCCGCCGATGCGCGTCTTGACGGCAAAAAACTGGCCGCACAATGCCAGATGCAGACCCATCAGCTCGCGCAGCTCGAAAGCGGTCATCCATTCATTCGGCCTGCGCACCAGTATGGGGTGTAGCGGGTGATCCTTCGCTACAACCTTTCCGCCGCCAGGGAGATCTCGATAGATGCGGAACGGCACCTGCGCCAAGCCCTCGGCAATCACGCGCACGCAGGCAAGGACAGTCGTTACCTCAAGCGCAGAATTCCAGTTTACTGACGCGCCAGACTTGGTTTTCCGGCTACCCTCAAGAATCTCGCGCAGGATGTCGGCGCCGGAGGACTTCTTCTCCCGTCCGAATTCAAAACCGAATATCTTCACCATGCCTCAATCTGTGGAAATGCCGCCTCTTCTTCGACATCCAGTACACCGAACGCCATCGCGAGCGCCGCCATTCCGTCAATGCGTCCGGTCGCCTTGTGCTTGTCGAGCTTTCTGTTGCCGGCCGCGTCTTTTGCCACGACGGCGTTCGATGCGCACATGGTCAGCACGGGGTGCCCGCCGTGTGCGATACGTCCGTTCAGCAATTCCGCCTCAAGCGCATCAATGGCCGGAGACATGTCCTTGAATCCCTGACCGAACTCAACCAGCGGCAAAGAAATTCCCTGCTCGTCCAGCTCTTTCTGCAGCAAAGAAATCCTCCAGCGGTCATAGGCGATCGCGCGAACATCAAGGCAGCCGAGAATCGCGGCAATATCCTGCGCGACGTACTCATAATCCACTGTCGCCCCAGGAGTCGTATGCAGATACCCCTGCCTAACCCAAACGTCGTATGGAGCACGGTCCCGCTTGCTGCGATCGGCAAGCCCCTGCTCTGGCGTCCAGAAGTGCGACTTGACGTGCCAGACGCCAGCGACTTTGCCGACGATGACAAGCGCGGTAAGGTCGGTGCGCGACGACAAGTCCAAACCGCACCAAACAGGCGCGCTGCCGAAGTCGAGCACTGCGCCGGCGCAGGATTTCCATACGCCGACGCTGATGAATGGGCTGACGGTCGAAACGCGCTGGTTGAGGCAGAGATTCCGAAACGTGTTCTCGGCACTCGGCATGCGTGCTGCCTGTTTGGCCTGCTCAGCAAGGTCGTCGAGATTCCTGAATGCCCCGAGCGCAGGATTCGCTGCCTTCCATGCCTTGCGGTCTTGCAAGTCGCAGTCAACAGGCGCCTCGTAGACGTGCGACACGATGCGCGGATCGGCGCTCTTTTTCGCGTCGTCAAGCCAGATGCTGAAAAGGTCGGCGTCATCTGCGGCCTGCGTGCTGATGACGATCAGCAGCGGCGATTCGTGCGCCCCCTGACTGGTCGTGATCGCATCGGTGAATGCATCCAGCGGACCTTTGACCTGCCCGGCCTCATCGAGAATGGCCAGAATCGGAGATCTTCCGTGCGCCGTCGTCCCGTCCGCGCTCAGTGCCTTGTACTCGACATTGAGCGGCAGCCCGATCAGCGATTTTGCCGACGGCAGAACCCTGACAACGCTGGAAAGGTCCGGAGAAAGCTGAACCATCTTGGCCGCGTAATTGAACACCTGCCCGGCCTGTTCCCGGCTTCGTGCGCCGCTGATAATCTGGCTGTTCTGCCGAGACTCCGGACCAACCAGATGTGCCAGCATGATTCCTGCGATCAGCGCCGTCTTGCCATTCTTCCTGGCAATCGACAGGTATGCGCGCCTGGTACCGCGTGGATTGTCGTAGATCGCCTTGATGAATCGCTTCTGAAACGGCAGCAGCTTGATCGGCTTGCCGACGTGCTGGCCTTCTGGCGCTAAGCAGAACGTCTCGATAAACGCCACCACAGCAGCGCCCCGGCTCATCTTTGCCACTATTCGACAGGCGAAAAAAAACCGCCCGGAGGCGGCATTGTCGAGGCGAGCATCGTTACTTGACGGCGGACAATCGAGGTATCAGCGCACTGTGCGCGGCAGACTGCGCGGCCTTCTCAGGCAATGCCCGCTTGGCTTGCTCTCGGCTTTCTCCCTGTGTCGCTTCGGCGTGAACATGGAGCATGCGAGAGAGATATACCGAACGCCTCATAAGTGTTTCCAGAAGCCGGTGCTTTGGATTCGCCATCATCTCTCCGTCATCTTCAATCTCATCTTGCAATCGCTCAATATCGGAATGACACCTGGCCAGCCTTGCGGCATGTACAAGATCGGCGTCGTTCCACGATGTCGATGCGCGGGCGGAAATTATTGCTTCCCAAAACGGCCGGTCTGATTCTCGCAATGAAACGTGTGCTGGAGGGTTGATGCCCGATTTAACTTGTGCTGCTGATACTGCAGCGGTAATGCTGTCGCTTCTGGCGCGTCTCATGGTATTTCGTCAATTTTCCGTATTAGCGTTAACTCGAAGCTGCACTGTCGG